GCACCCGGTCAAGGACTGGGCGCGCTCAGCCCTCGGCTACCAGGGCGTGGTGGCCGCCAACCACGGAGCCATCAACACCGGCCGCCTCGAGCTGGAAGCAGCCTGGTTCGAATGCGTGGACGGGCCAGAGTGCGGATTCGTCTCACACCCGGACACCGACCACGCCAACGGCACCATCCGTTCCGACGAGGACGCCGCCGCCTACCCCATCGCCCACCACGGCTGTATTCGCTCTTGGATCCCCCGCCCGGACCTGAACGGGCGCCGAGGCCTCGTCTCTGGAGACTCCCTGTGAACGAACAGCCCACACAGCCACAGGCGCACGGCATACGCATCGACGCCCAGCCCGGCCACGCCTCCATCACCCTGGATGGCACTCCGCTGCCCGCCGGGCAGGTCACCGGGTACGTTCTCGAGCACTCCATCGCGGACGCGCTGCCCATGCTGATCCTGCACACTCGGCAGCCGGAAGGCGCCGTATGGGAGGGTCTGGCACGGGTCGCGGTGGCCGCGCCGCAGGACCCGCAGGAGGCCATCGCCGAGTTCGTCCTCGGCCTGGACCCGGCCGCCGTCGAGCGGGCCGCCCTGGACCGCACCGACCTCTCCGGAGGCAAGCACGAGATCACGGAAGCGATCCTCAAGCAGATCGCCGACTGGGCCCGGGGGAGGACCTGATGGCCGGCCTGGATGCGGCGCTGGCCGGAGTAAAGATGTGGGTGGGTGACAACCTGCTCGTCGATACCGTGCGCATCGAACTCGCCGCGTCCGGCGAACCTGTCCTCGATGAAGCCACCGGTGACCTCATCAGGCCCGCCGGCGACCTCATCTATGAGGGGCCGGGGGCGGTGCAGGGCGGCACCGCCCAGTCGGAGATCTCCGCCACCCCGGGAGCCCTTCAGCCGTGGACGCAGGAGACGAAGTCCCGCTACCGGCTCCTCACCCCGCTGTCCGCGCCGATCGCCCCGAAGGACGCCATCGTCACCGTCGTACGTGTCCACGACCCGGCCAACACAGCACTCCTCGGCCGCTCGTGGACCTGCCAGGACCCGAGCCGGGCCGGAACGGTGGAGGTCGTACGGATCACCCCGCTGGACCAGAACCAGGAGGCGGGCCAGCCATGACCCCTGAGCAGTTCGCCGACCGGCTGGAGCGGGCCGCCACCCGTATCGGTCCGGCGATCGCCCGCGGCGTGGACCACGCGGGCACGCTTGGGCAGGCCAGGATCCGCGGCAACGCCTCCGGCCGGCCCGGCCCGAACGTCATCACCGGCGCCTACCGCAACTCCTGGCAGACCCACACCCGCCGGATCCCCCACGGGACGATCTGCACCCTGGCCACCGACGCCCCCCAAGGCCGCCGCCTCGAGTACGGATTCGTCGGCATCGACAGTCTGGGCCGCCACTACGCGCAGCCGCCGTTCCCGCACGTTCAGCCCGCCCTGCCATTCATCCAGGACACGCTCATGGCGTCCATGCGGCTCGCTGTCGCGGAGGTCCTCACATGATCCGCACCCGCCCCTTCACGGACGCCCTCGCTGCCGCCCTCGCCACCGCGTCCGGGAAGCCGGTCGGTAAGGGGCGACGCCCGGACGGCAACCCAACCAACTACTACATCCTGTGGCGCATCGACCGGCAGACCAGCGGCGCCCCGTTCTCCGACCTCAATGAGGACGCCACCCTCGTCTACCAAGTCACCAGCGTGTCCGCCCCCGACCCCACCGACCCAGGCTCCTACGGCACGCAAAGCCAGTTGGAGTGGCTCGAGGACAAAGCCCGTGAGGTCATCCTCGGCCGGAACCCAGCCACCGGCGGATGGCTGCACGACATCCAAGCCGACGGCATCAAGGTCATGGCCAGACGGGCGGACGTGGAAGCGGGGGGAACACCCGACCCACCCGATGGAATCATGAGCAGTGCCAGCAGGTTCGCTTTCGACCTGACCAGCACCTGACCCCTTACGGGGGCGGGTGATGTAGGACCGCACCGCGGCGGGACCCCACGCGGACGCCACCACGCAGGTGGCCGCCACCCATACACACCGTGTAGGGGCCGGGCCCGCCGGAAGGACGGGATGGCCCCGGGATCAAGGGGCCCTGAATGCCGGTCAAGAAGTACATGCGGCGCGGCACATCGAAGTTCTACTTCGTGCCGACGATCGCCGCCGACAGCATGATTCCCACCCGTACCGAAGTCGTCCTCGGTACCGAGTTCTCCGAGTACATCGCCGCGATGGACGGATGGACGGTCGCCAACCAGGAGATCGACACCCCGGACATGGCGGACACCTACGACTCCACCATCCCCGGCTCCGACAAGGCCGACTCGAGCTCGTTCACGTTCTACGAGGACGAAGAGACCGCCGACCTGGAGGCCGTGTTCGCCAAGGGCACCACCGGCTACGTGGTCATCTTCCGCAAGGGTGATGTCCCCGCGAACAACAGCATGGACGTCTTCCCGATCCGCGTCGCGAGCCAGTCGCCGCAGTACACCGCGGACAACGAGGCCGCGAAGTTCATGGTGACCTGCTCCATCACCTCCCGCCCCCTCCAGGGCGCCCCGGTCCCGGCGGCTGGCACCAACGAGGTCCAGACGGTCACCGTCACTGGCACGCCGACCGGCGGCACCTACACGCTCACCTTCAACGGGCAGACCACCTCTGGCATCCCGTACAACGCGACCTCCTCGCAGGTGCAGTCCGCGCTGGTTGCGCTGTCGAACATCGGCGCCGGCGACGTGCTCTGCGCGGGCGGACCACACCCGGGTACGCCGATCACGGTCACGTTCCAGGGCGACCTGGCCGGCGGCGACGTGCCGCAGATGACCGCCAGTGCCACGGGCCTGACCGGCGGCACCAGCCCGGCGGTCACGGTCACCACCACCACGCCCGGCGGCTGACTCCGGTCGGCCTGATCTCCTTCCCAGCTCCCGGCCGGACGTCGACCTGCGTTCGGGAAGGGGCGCCTGCTACGGCGTCCGGCCGGGTTCCCCTTCCCCTGACGGAGGACCACTCCCATGACCAGTACCAGCACACGCCAGACCAGCAGCCCCGAGCCGCCGCCCGCCGCGGTGGCAGCGGACGCACACTGGGCCGCCACCCGGGAGCGGCTACGCAACCGGCAGCGGCCTATCGCCCCCCTGACCATCTGCGACGACGTCCAGATCAAAAAGGCCCTGGAAGAGGCCAAGTGGATCGTGCGGCGCCTGACCAGCCAACTGGAGACGGAGCCCGACAACACGGACCTGAAGAAGGACCTGGCGACCGCGCAGAAGGACCTCGACCAGGCGCAGGCGGCATTCGACGAGGTGGCGATCGTGCTGCGCTTCCAGGCGCTGCGTCGGCCGGACTTCGAGGACCTGAAGAAGGAACACCCCCCGACCGAGGAGCAGGCCGAGGACAGCCTCGTCGGCAACGTCGAAACCCTCGGCCCAGCCCTGATAGCCGCCAGCTCCCTCGACGGCATCACCGCCGACGACGCCAAGTACTACCTCGCCGAATGGTCCGAAGGCGAAGCCTCCGCCCTGTTCAACACCGCATGGAACGTGCAGTCCGGGACCCGCATGGACGTGGGAAAAGGCTGATCACCGATGGCCGACTCAGGAACGAACTCGCGCTGTGCCGGCAGTACCGCATCCCGCACAGCCAGTTCCTCGGCGTCGGTGACGGCACCTGGACCGAACGTGACCGCGCCAAGGCCCTCGCCTACGAAACCTTCCTGCGCTCCGTGTGCCCCCAGTGCGGCACCCGCGAGTCCGAATGGCTCGACGACGAGAACGGCGACTACCAGGAGGCGTACGTCGCCATCAGCCACAAATGCTTCGGCTGCGAGGAGATCGCAGCCAAGCAGGCCGAGATCCCGGAAGGCAAGGCCGGGGCCGGCATGAAAGTCCTCCTGCTGCCCGCATCAGTGCATGCCGCGCAGCAGGTCCTGGAGGAACTGAACGCCCGATAGCGGGCCGGGAAATGGGAAGGGAGGCAGGGCGCCGGTGGCGAACTGGAACCTCAGGGTCGACATTGAAGGACGCGGCAACGACCTCGCGCAGTCACTGAAAGCCTCCGCGAAGCACTCCCGCGCCCTGGGCAACGCGGCCCGCCACGCCAAGACCGAAGTCCGCGAACTCGGCCAGGCCTCCCAAACCACAACCCGGCATCTACGCACCCTGGGCCGGGAAGCCCGCACCGCCGCCCGGCACATCAACACCCTCGGCGACCACGCAGGCAGCACCGCCCGCCGCCTCAACCGGTACGGAGACGCCGCCCGCACCGCCAACCGGCAACTGAACAGCCTCGGCGACCACTCCCGCACCACCGGCCGACAGTTGGCCCGCATGTCCGGGCAGATCGACACCGCAGTGCGTGACCTGCTGCGCTTGGCCGACGCCGCCCGCCGCGCTGATGCCCGCATGAGCCGCGTCGGCGACTCCGGCGTACGCGGGATGCGCCGCTACCGGGAAGAGACCGGCCGCGCCCGCGAACACCTCAAGTCCCTCGCTGTCCTGCTGTCCGGCGGGGCGCTCACCATGGGTGCGGCCGACCTGGTCAAGGAGGGCGGCGAGTACCAGCAGGCGATGAATGCGTTTGCCGCGACCACCGGCGCCACGCAGATGCAGATGCAGCGCGCCGCCGCCACCGCCGACCAGCTCGGCAACGACCTCAAGCTGCCCGGCGCGACCGCCTCCGACGCCGCTGAGGCCATGGTCGAGCTCGCCAAGGCAGGCTTCCGTACCGACCAGGCCATCTCCGCCACCCGCGCCTCCCTGGTCCTCGCCTCTGCCGCACAGGTCGGCGCCGCCGACTCTGCGAAGTACCTCGGCGACATGATGGACCAGTTCGGCATGGGCGCCGACCAGGCCGGCAAAGCCGCCGACACCCTCGCGGCGACAGCCAACGCCGCCTCCGGCGACATCATCGACATCTACTACGCGATGAAGTACGCCGGCCCGGTCGCCCACGGTCTCGGCGTCAGCATGCAGGAGACCGCCGCCGCGGTCGGCATGCTCGGCAAGGCCGGCATCCTCGGCCAGACCGCCGGCACCACCCTGCGCGGCATGATGGCCAACCTCGCCAGCCCCACCGCTCAGATGACCGAAGGCCTCGAGGCCATGGGAATCCAGGCGTGGGACGCCCAAGGCCGCTTCAAGGGCCTCCGCTACGTCATCGAAGGCCTGTCCAAGGCCCAGCACCACATGACCCAGCAGGACTTCGCCGCCGCGGTGAAGAAGTCCATGGGTAAGCCCGCCATGTCCGGCGCGATCGCCCTCGCCCACCAGGGCGTCGACAGCTTCGACGCGCTCATGCAGGCCGTCTCACAGACCGGGGCCGCCAGCGAGATCGCCGCCGCCAAGGGCAAAGGCCTCGCCGGCGCAATGCTCCAGCTGAAAACGCAGGCACGGCAGACCGGCCTGACCATCTACCAGGGGATGGCGCCCGGCCTCGAGTTCCTGGTCCGCGGCGTCACCGACGGCCTGCACACGGCCACCCCGCGCATCAAGGAGTTCTTCGACTACGTCAACGACGCCGCCACCCTGTTCGGGCCCGACATCGCGGCCGCCGCCCGCGAGGAGTTCGGTGGCATCGCGGACGCGGTCGGCGACATGGCGGGCGGCTTCAAGGGCCTCGGACAGGCGGCCCTGGCCGACTTCCTGCACCTGCTGCTGTCCGCCGGTGAACTCGCCATCCAGGTCCTGACCAACCTTGGGCACGGCGTTGAACCGGTCGTATCCGCGTTCGCCGACCTGACAGGATCGGGCAGCAGCGTCTCCTCCACCCTGGACCTCGTTGTCGCAGCCGCCGACCTGGCCGCCACCACGATCGGCGCCCTCTCCGCAGTCCTCGTACCGATCGGGCATCTCGTCGGCACGCTGGTGTCCGCGTTCGGCGCCCTGCCCGGCCCGATCCAGCAGTTCGTCCTGGCCGCGATGCTCGTCAACCGCATCCAGCCGCGCATGGCCGCCCTGGCAGGCACCGTATCCGGCGGGGTCACCACCGCCTTCCGATCCCTGAACGGGCAGATGGCCGTACAGCGGTCACTGGCCGCCGCAGCTGGCGTATCCCTGACCCGCTACGGCGCCGCCATGGCCGTCCTTCAGGCCCGAGTCCCGTTGATCGGGCAGATGGGCGCCAGCTTCCGTGCCGCCGCTTCGGCCGGGACCGGATTTGCGGGCACCCTGCGGGGCATCGGCGCCGCCTCCCTGACCGCTGCTCGAGGCCTCGGCGCCGGGCTGATAGGAGCGCTCGGTGGCCCGTGGGGCCTGGCTATCACCGCCGCCACGGTCGGGCTCGGCTTCCTCGCGCAAAAGCAGCAGCAGGCCGCCCAGGCGGCCGCCGAGCATGAGTCCCGGATCCGCGACCTGGCCCAGGCGCTACGTGAGTCCAACGGGCAGGTCAACGACAACGTCCGCCAGGTCGCCGCCCAGTCCCTCCAGGACATGAAGCTGGCCGACGGTAAAACGCAGCTCATCGACGTCACCAAGCGCGCCGGCATCGGGCTGCGGGAGTTGACGGACGCCTACCTCAGCCAGGGCGACAGCCTCGGCTCGCTGCGCGCCAAGCTGGAAGCCGTCGCCAACGACCCGGCACACAACCGAGTCATTGCCAGCGGCAAGGTGAGCACACGCGTCCTCGACAGCCAGGGCAAGGCCGCCAAGGCAGCCGCCGACGCGCTGGGGGCCATGGGCGGCGACATGGGCAAGGCGGTCACCAAGGCCAAGGACCTCGCTGACGCCGCCAAGGGAACAGAGAAAGGCACCAGCGCGTACGGCCGGCTCAAGGATGCTGTCGCGGCACTGGCCGACAAGACCGCCGACGCCGACTCCCGCACCCGCGCCCTGCGCGACGCCTTGGACCTCCTCTCTGGCGGCAGCGTGTCCTTGCAGGCCGCGCAGGCCCGCGTGAATGAGGCCGTCACCAACGCCAACGAGGCCATGGCCGCCGGCATCAACAAGGCCGACGGATTCGGCAAAGCCCTGCTCAACGCCAACGGCACCCTGAACACCACCACCAAGAACGGCCAGCAGCTGTTCAGCACGTTCAACACCATCGCCGACGGCGCCTCCAACGCCGCAGTGGCCGCGTTCGACTTCGCCCAGTCGCAGGGCAAGAGCCTGCCGGAGTCGCTGGCCGCCGCACAGAAGGAGATGCAGTCCGCCCGCGACTCTGCGATCAAGCTGGCCGAAGGGTACGGGCTGAGCAGCACGCAGGCCGCGAAGGTTGCCGACTCCCTCGGCCTGATCCCCGGCCAGGTGTCGATCCTCCTCCAGACCGAGGGTGTCGACCAGACACTGTCCGAGCTCCTGGCGGTCCAGGCCCAGTTCAAGCAGTTCCCGGACAAGAAGACCATCAAGGTCGACACGCTCGGCGAGGACGCGAAGAAGGAACTGGAGGACCTCGGCTACAAGATCAAGCTGATTCCCGGAACCCGCGAATACAAGATCGCCGCCCCGACCAAGGCCGCACGCGAGCAACTCGACCAACTCATCACGAAGCTGTCCGTTGTGCCCGACGGCAAGAACATCCCCGTCACCGCCAGCATCAAAAGCGCCATCGGCTCCCTGGGCCAGATTCAGGAGAAGATCGCCGCCACCAAGGGCAAGACCATCACCATGCGCGCCCCCACTGGGGACGCCATCAGGGCGCTGAAAGCCCTCGGCTTCCAGGTCCACCAGGTACCCGGCAGCAAGCAGGTCACCATCACCATCCCCACCGGCGGACCTGCCAGCGCCATCTCCGCGATCCAGGGCTACATCGACCGCCTCCACGGCAAGACGATCACCCTGACGACCGAGCACCGCACCGTCTACACCGGCAAGGGCGGCCGCGGCCCCAACGCCCAGGCCAACGGCAGCGTCCTCAGCTTCTACGCCGACGGCGGCCTCCGCAGCAACCAGCGCGGCGGCGCCCGTTCCTTCGCGCGCGGCGCCGAAAACCACGTCGCCCAGTTCGCGCCGGCCGGATCGTGGCGCATGTGGGCCGAACCCGAGACAGGCGGCGAGGCATACATCCCCCTCAGCCCCGCCAAGCGTCCCCGCTCTCGCGCGATCGCCGAGGAGACCATACGCCGCCTCGGCGGCGACCCCAAGGCCATCCAGTGGAACGCCGACGGCAACGTCACCGACTGGCGCTACGACCCACAGACCGGCACCCTCTACTCCGCCTCCGACGCGGGCCAGGCCGGCCACAAGACCAAGAAGGTCAAGGTCAAGGTCAAGGGGAAGTGGAAGACCAAGGAAGTCGAGTATTTCGACATCTCCGCGGTCGAGAAGAAGCTGAAGTCGGCGGCGAAGGCCACCGTCGCGTGGAACAAGGACCTGGAGAAGGTCGCCGACCGGGTTGGCGGGGACGTCGCCGAAGCGCTGGCGGCGATGGGCGAGGACGGCATGAAACTCGCCCACAAAATGGCCACCGGCTCCACGAAGTACATCAACGACATGGCGGCCGCGCTCCGCAACCTCCAGAAGACCGCCAAAGCCTCCCTCACGGACTACACGCGGCAGCTGACCAACGCGAACAAGGTCAACAAGGACTTCGCCGACGACCTGTCCAAGCTGGCCGCCATGGGCTACGGCGACCTCGCCGCCCAGCTCGCCGCGCAAGGCGATGAGGCGGCGCAGCAGCTTGCCGACGCCGCGGTGAAGGACCCGAAGAAGGCGGCCAAGGCCAACGCCCAGGCGAAGACCGCCAACAGCCAGCTCACCTCCGAAGAAGTCGCGGAACTGGTGCAGATCATTTCCGCGATCAAGACCAGCAAGACCGGCATCCACGACGTGGCAGGCACCACCGGCCTCGGCGAAGACGAAATCATCACGGTGGCCACCAAAGCCAAGGGGCAGATCAGCAAGTCGCTCGGCAACCGGGCCACGAAGTTCCTCCAGGACCTGGGCAAGGCCAACAAGCACCTGGCGTACGCGGACGGCGGCATCCGCGCCGGCCTCTACGCCACCCAGGGCGGCATCATCCGCTTCGCGGAGCCGCAGACCGGCGGAGAGGCCTACCTGCCGCTGTCCCCGTCGAAGCGACGCACCGCACTGCCCGTACTCACCGATGTCGCCCGGCGTTTCGGAGTAGGACTGACCGACGCGCAAACGTCCCGTGTCGTCATCATCCGCGAGCAGGGCCCCCTGGTCGGTGCCTCCCACTTCCACATCGGGGACCGCCGCTCCGACCGTGACCTAGCCCGGGACGTCGAAGCCCGCCAGAGCTACCAGTTGCGCCGCCTGGCCCGTGGTGGCGCCTTCGCCAGTGCGGGAGGAAGCCGATGAGCACACCCGTCGAACTCCAGGACCACCAGCACGAGCTGGCCGGCGTGCTCATCGGCGTGGGCACACCCGTGGTGCTGTCCACCATCGAGGGCCTGGGGCTGGCCAACCAGCGCACCGCAGACGTCGAACCTCCGGGCGAGGACGGCCTGTGGCTGGGCGCCGACTACTACACCGGCCGCACCGTACGCATCCCGGCCGGCATCAAGATGCCCGGTAACGAGACGGGGGCCCTTGATGTGCTGGCCCAACTGGAGGAGGCCGCCAGCGGGGACACGGTCCGCCTCGTTGGCGGGGCCACGCTGGACCTGCGTCTGAAACTGCCGGGCCGCCCCGCCCGCGTGGTGCGCGGCCGGGTCCGAAAGCTGGAAGCGGACCTGACGGCCGTCAAGCACGGCTGGATCCCCCTGGACATCGAGTTCACCGCCGCCGACCACCTGTTCTACGCAGACACCGCTGACACCACGTCGATCCCCCTCGGCGGGCTCACCGAGGGCGGCATGACGTTCCCGCTGATGTTCCCCTTCACCATCGCCGACACCGCGGGCGCGGTCGGCCGGCCCGGCTTCCTCACCGTCGCCGGAAAGGCGCCGACGTGGCCGCTGCTGCGCATCAACGGACCGTGTGCCAACCCGGCCATCACGCACGTGGCGACCGGCCACACGCTGACCGTGCAGGCGTCCCTGGCCGTCGGGGAGTGGATTGAGATCGACACGCGGCCCGGCTGGCGGACGGTGCTGCGCAACAACGGCGGCGGCGCGCCCCTCGCCCCGACGTCCCGTATTGACACCTTCCAGCTTCTGCCCGGGATCAACGAGATCCACTGGACCGCCACCGACCCGACCCTGACCAGCACCCTGGCCGTCACCTGGTGGCCGGCCTACAAGGCCCTCTGAGGAGACCTGCCGTGGCCCTGAACCCGGTACCCATCGCAACGAAGGACGCGGAGCACTCCGCTCAGATGTTCCGCATGATGATCAAGGATTTGGCGCGGGACAACCAGGGCGTCACCACCGGCCTGGACATGAAGGTCAGCGCCCTGTCCACGCCGGGCACCGGGGTGCAGGTCAGCGACGGATCCGCGGTCATCGCCGGAAAGGCCTCCACCGTCCAGGGCCACTACAACGCCTACAACATCGGCTCCGACACCGTCAGCATCGCCGCGACCGGCGGGGTGGGCCGCTCCGACATGCTCGTGCTGCGCGTGGAGGACCCCGAGTACGAAGGCACCCGGGACCCGGCCACCGACCCGATCGTGTTCTTCGAAGTCGTGTCCAACGTCAGCTCGTCTGCCACCACGGTGCCCTCCGGGTACTCGGCGATCCCGCTGGCACGCATCGACATCCCCGCATCGACCGCGACCATCACCAACTCGATGATCACCGACCTGCGGAAAGTCGCCAACCCGCGCCGCGAACGCACCCTCTACCAGTACTTCTACTCCGGCTCCCTCACCCAGATCAGCGGCACCTCCGGCACCTGGCAGAACTTCCCCTCCGCCGTCACCTGGTCCATCCCCGTGCCGTCCTGGGCAGGGAAGGTGAAGGTCGTGCTGACCGCCGCCGGGATCCGCCTGGACGACGGCTACGTCTTCGGCGGCTACACCTTCCAGTTCGGCACCAAGGAAGCCGCCCAGTCCGTCAACATCGACGACAACCAGGGCAGCGGCGTACGCCGCCAGACCTTCATCACCGCCGACACCCTGTCCCTGACCGACACCGCCGGCGCGGCCATGCGCGGCACCACCGTGACGCTGCGCCCGAAGATGCGCTGCAACACCGGCAACGTCGGAAAGATCGGCGCCGATACGGCCACCACCTTCATCGCCGACGTGGAATTCGACGAGGCCGCCCTGTGACACGGTGGCGGTACTGGACCCAGCACGCCCTGACCGGCGCCCAGCTGCACCCTGCGCTGCCGCTGTCTGGGGTGGAGTTCGGCAACGAACTCAACGGGCCCGGCAGCCTGACCGGCACCCTCAAGCCGCGCTTCGTGCAAGCCAAGGCCGATCTGCTGATGCCGCACACCGCTCTCATCTACGCCGAGGCCGACGGCATGCTCCGCTGGGGCGGCCTGGTCTGGGACATCACCGCAGAAGACGACGAGTACCGCATCGAGGCCGCCGGCTGGTCGTCGTACCTGACCAAACGGCACGACATCCACGGGGAGCTCGGCGGCCGCGGCCCCTACACCTACGCCGACCCCTGCACCATCATCCGCGACCTGTGGGCGTACGCCCAGGAACAGCCCGACGGCAACCTCGGCGTCGTCGTCGATTCCACTACCTCCAGTGCGACCGCCGGCACCCCGCAAGAACCGTGGCACTCCTACTGGTACGAAACCCCCGTGCTCGGCGAACACCTGGACGACCTGGTCAGCGAGGACGGGTCCCCGGAGTACACCAACACCTGCGCCTACCAGGCCAACG